AACAGGCGATTGGTTAATAATGCCAAATACTGGCCAAATAAGTATGCGATTAAATAAAGCTAATACGGAAAAATTTAATAACTTTGCGTTATTGTTTTCTGCATAATAAACATAGTTTAGTTAAAATCGGCGTTATCTTTTGGTAGCGCCTTTTTTTTTATCTTTACACAAATTAAATATTATGAAACTTCAAATGTTAAAAAGCGTTGTTGATGGCAACCAGGTACATAAGAAAAACACAATTGTTGAGGTTAAAGACGATATTGCAAGGCATTATTTAGCCGTTGGTATCGCCGTTGAGTATAAAGATCCTATTGTTAAAGAACACAAACAGGAGATTGAAACAAAGGAAAATAAAGCGCCTAGAAAGCGCAGAACTAAAAAGAAATAGCTATGCGTCAAATTAAAATAAATAGCACAATTGGAAACGAGATAATTACGGCCCAGGACGTAAAGGACTATGTTAGAATTGATACTAACGAGGACGACGCGTTAATTACTAGAATGATTACAGAGGCGCGTATATGGTGCGAAAATTATATTAGTCGCGATATAGTGGCTAAAAATAGGACGTACTATTTAGCAGATACTTCTGGATTGTTTGATTTGCCTTTTGCGCCAATAGAGGCAGTTACAGGCGTAACTATTGAAGGCGAAGCTGCAACGTTTACAGAATACGGTTTGGACGATTTAAGCATTGAATTAGACGGTGGACCTAGCAGCAATGTAAAGGTTACATATACAACTCAAGGGTTAAACGATGGTCTTATTAAGCAGGCTTTATTACAAATGGTGTCTAATTACTACGACAATAGAGCAGACTTTGTTACCGGTACTATTGTTTCAGATATACCAACAAACGTAAAAAATATACTAAGCGGATATAAAACGATGTTTATTTAATGCAAGCTGGAAAACTAAATAACCGAATAACGGTAAAAAAGACAACGCGCGTTCAAGACCAATTTGGAGGCTGGCAAAATACTGCTGATTATAACGTTTCTTATTGGGCAGACGTAAAGCAGATTTCGGGCGGTATAACGCAGGAAAATGGCAAAAGGTCTTTGGAGTTGCAAGTAGAAATTAAGATGCGTAAAAATAGCGCTGACGGCATTAATATTGGCGATGTTATAACTGTTGGAGGCAATCCAGCAGAATATAGGATTAATTCTAAATTTGATAGTGTAGAAAGTTTTTACACCGATATAATGGCTACTAAAATTGATTAACGCTAAGATAAATACCAACTCTTTAATTATGCTTAAAAAGAAGCTAAAGGCTTTAGAAGATTTAAGCAAACAGGAGTTGTCTAATGAACTAGGGCGTATGGCTTTGGATAGTTCCAGGAGGGCTAAAAAAACCGTTCCTGAAGATACTGGTAATTTAAAAAATAGTATAGGGGTCGAAAGGCTTACTAAAACAAGTTTAAGTGTATTTGCAAAAGCTAAATATGCGCCCTATGTAGAATTTGGAACTGGGAAGGTAAACCTAGAAGATATGAAGCAGCTAGGAATACCAGAAAGCTATGCAGCACAATTTAAAGGCGCTAAATCGGGTAATATGCGCGCGCAACCATATTTCTTTATAAGCATAAGGAAAGCGTTTGCAGAAGGCTTTAAACGAGTTGAGGCCATAATTAAAAAAGAAATTAAATAATGCAAGAGGCAATACATTACTTACGCAAGGCGATAATAGAGAAATTAAACGGCCAGGTTTTATTAAGCAACCAACCGCTGCAAGTTTATAACAGAGTGCCTAGCAATGCCGTGGCGCCTTACATTTTAGTTTATAGCGTTTCAAACAACGAAATAGACCAAAACCAAAGCAGCCTAACAATGGAATTGCTTACGCGCGTGGAAGTGGTTACCAGGTTTAATGGCGATAATGGAGGCGAATTAGATTGCAATTTGGCAATTTCAAAAATATTATCTTTGCTACGAACCAGGTCGGCAGATTATTTAGATTTGTCAGAGTATGGGTTTAAAGTATATACGAGCGTAAACGAAGGCGTTACATATTTACAAGACGATTTAAAAGACCATACATATTACAGAGCGGTGTTAGAATTGTCAAACAGAGTAGAGCCAATAACGGTTTTAAACGGCGGTTTACAGGCAGAATTGCAAACAGAATTACAAAGTTAAGATATGAGCAAAATAACATATACCGATAAAGTAGATAATACAGTAAGTGCGTTACCAGCAATTAATAAAGTTGCAGCGGCAGACCTAAACGAAATAAAAGAAAGCGTAAACGCTATTTATGACGATAAAGGTGGGTTTGCTAATTACGAAGACTTAGCAACGATTACGACGCCTATTGTATTAAGTTCAGACACCTGGACTAATTTAACAAACGATAAGCAAGGCGCCCATACAACCGAAGTATATAAACCAGCTTATGTAACTGGCAGCTTATGGAATAGCGCTACTTCTAAAATTGATTTTACGGAAGTACCTATTGGTAAAGTTGTTCTTTTAAAAGTTGATTTTCAAATTGTAGAAACGGCTAACAATACTATTTTAGAGTGTCAAATAGTTGGAGGCGGCCACACGATGCAAATATTAACTACTGAAATGAAATTTCAAAACGACGACCACCATTATAGCGTTACTAATATGGTTTGGGTTGAAGATGCGGCAATGCAAACGGCTGGAATGAATGTACAACTTAGGACTAGCCATAATTCGCAAGTAGAAGTTCACAATATAATGATAACTATAATCTAATGACTACAATTACCGACTTGAAAATTTACCTACTTAACGCCGTTACTTTGGCCTTTAACTTTACGCAAATTGATATTTCGTTAAAAATATTATTAACCGCAGTAGCTATTGGCTACACTTTGCATAAATGGTTTATAATGAACGAGGAGCGCAAACTTCAAAAGAAAATGGATAAGCTGCAAAAGGCGGCCCAGATTAAAGGTAAGGAACGCGTTAAGGCAAGCGAGGGAATTATTAAGAACGGTATTGTTAGAAAAACTAAAGAAGTACGAGATGACTTACATAGTAGTTAAATTTTATGCTTATTTCTTAATGGTTGTTTGTGCTGCTGGAATGATTGGAGGTATTTATAATTTATTTACATTATGAAAAATATAATCGCTGGCTGGAAAACTACGTTGTTGGGTCTTGCAATTATAGCGGCTTCAATAGCTTATATTTTTATTGTCCAAGACAGTAAGGTATTTCAATTTTCTATTTTGCTAGTTGTTGGTATTGGCTTTTTATTTGCGCCAGATACTATTATTGACGGCCTAAGAAGTATAATAAAATCCAATAAGGATAAAAAGTTTTAATTATGAAGGTAGTAATTACAAGGGAAAAACATAGCGATAAACAAACACTTGGAACTCTAATTTTAAGAGACGACGAAGGCAATAAATTATTTATGTGCAAGACCTTGGAGTTACCCTGGAATGAAAACAAAAGAAACGAAAGCTGCATACCTTTAGGTAATTACAAAGTAAGCCTTAGACAGTCGGCAAAATACAATAAACATTATTATATAGAAGGCGTGCCTGGTAGGTCCTTAATACTTATCCATATTGGTAACTATTACACACAAACCAATGGTTGCGTTTTAGTTGGTAAAGCAATTGCCGATATTGACGGAGATAGTTACAAAGATGTAACTAATAGCAAAGACACGCTACAGAAACTTTTAAAAGTGGCGCCTAATGGTTTTGAGTTAGAAATTCAAAAGAAAGCCATAAAGAAAAAAAATGCTTAAATATAGCATAGTATTTTTACTACTATTTACAAGTTGCACCGCTAAAAAAGTAATAACACAGACTAAAGAGGTTATAAAAAACGATACTATAATTGTAACAAAGGACCGTTATGTTACTAAGGCGGTAAACGATACCATACTTATTGAAAGCCCTTGCGATTCTTTAGGCATTTTAAAGCCATTTAAAGAACGTTTAAAAACTGCACAGGGGGAAATAACTATACAATCAAAAAACAACGTTATACAGGCTAATATTAACCTGGACAGCATAGTGCAAAGTATTGAGAAGCGCTACGAAAGCAAAACAATAGATACAAAAGAAAAAAGCGACACGCTAAAGGTTAAATACAGAACGCCTGTTTGGTTGGTATTGTCTTTAGTGTTTTCGGTTATTATCAACTTACTACTGCTTAGAATTAAGTTTTAGTTTTTGCTTAACTTTGTAAAAATAATATAATGGCAAACGAATTAAAATATACAAGCGTTTTTCAAAGCCTATCTTTTGGAGATTTTGGCCTTAGAGTTTTGACAACTGGCGAGGTTAGCCAGGAGGGCGAATATTTTGGCGCTATGCAAGCTATTACAGATAGTACGATTTCATTTATAAGCGATGCCGAAGGTGGCGATACAGATATTGTTAATTTAGACCTTATTGCGGGCCAGACTATTTACGGTAATTTAACCGATGTTACAATGGTCGCCGGTAAAATTATTGCTTATATAAGATAATGCTAGGGTTAGGCACTAACATAGGTAGAATATTACAACAAGCGATAACGTTTGTTAAGGACTTTTGGCAAACGCAAACAAATGATTGGGAAAGTCAAAATACTAATTGGGATAATACATAATAAAAATATATGGCAAGTTTAACAGGACAAACGGTTTCTAGCACCTACGACGGTCTACTAAAAACAGACGATAACGATATTTTAGGCGCTGCTCCTAAAGAAATAACAGATGGGCTTGGTAATGGTTCCGGTATGACTTTAAGTACTACTGGGGACGTTAGCATAGCTGGAGACTTAACAGTTGATGGCGCCATACTAGATTCAAACGGTGTTCCTGGAGCGAGTGGACAAATATTGTCTAGCACAGTTACCGGTACAGATTGGGTAGATTTAAGCGAAATTAGCGGTGTAGACGGAACCGGTACGGCTAACTACATAGCTAAGTGGACAGATGGCGATACAATAGGTAATAGTGTTATTTATGATAATGGAACGAAGGTTGGTGTAGGTGTAACAAATATGGATTCTTTTTTTAACCAAGCTGATAATTTTGTTGTTGGAGGGTCTGGAAATGTTGGAATGACTATTTATTCAAGTACAGGTAATAATAGTGTTATTGCTTTTGCAGATGTATCTGATGGCGCTAATAGTGGTTATAATGATGGTGGTTGTTTAATTTATGAGCATATTGGTAACAATTTTATTACAAGAGTTAATGGTTCAGAACGTATGCGTATTACAAGTGCAGGTGCTATTCATTTATCACAAGGTACAGGTAACGCGTATGTTGGTACTAATGCAGGTAATTTAGGAACTTCTACAGGGGCTTATAATACGGCTTTTGGTGAGGGCATTTTAAGAGTTAATACAACAGGGCATAGTAATGTTGGTTTAGGAGTAAACGCTTTATATAACAACACTACAGGTATTTATAATACTGCTCTTGGTGTAAATGCCTTAAATAAAAATACAACAACAGGCAGTAATACCGCTGTTGGTTTTGGTACTTTATTTTATAACACAGCAGATGCTAACACCGCTATAGGAGCATTTTCTTTGCAGTTAAACACCACAGGGTCTAATAACACAGCTGTTGGAAAAAGTGCTTTAGAGAACAACACCACAGGAAATAAAAACACGGCTAACGGTAGAGATGCTTTATATTCTAACACCACAGCAACAAGCAATGTAGCGACAGGGTACAGAGCATTGTATTTAAACACAACAGGAAATTACAATACAGCAACTGGTGTAGAGTCTTTACGCAATAATACTACAGGGACTTTAAACACCGCTAATGGTTTTCAATGCTTGTATCACAACACTACAGGAAATAGTAACTCCGCTTTTGGAAGGGAGGCTTTAGTTTTAAATACTACAGGGTCAGCTAATACAGCCATTGGGGAGAATGCTTTAAGAAATAACACTACAGCCTCTAACAACACAGCAACAGGGTATAGGTCATTGTATTTAAACACTACAGGTAATAACAACACGGCTGTTGGATTAAGTGCTTTACAAAATAATACTACTGGTACTGGAAACATAGCCATAGGATACAATGCGGGAAGCGCCTTAACAACAGGTTCTAACAACACTATTATAGGGCGTGTATCAGGAACAGCAGGACTGTCCGATACTGTTATTATAGCAGCAGGTATTACAGAACGTATGCGTATTGATTCTTCTGGTAATGTAGGAATAAATGAATCTAACCCTATTACAAAACTTGACATAAATAGTGGAGTTGCAAGAACAGTAAATGCTAAAACATATAGCCAATTTTTACATACTAACGATACAGATGATTTTCAAGTAGGATTTGCTACGGCTATAAAAGGAGGAACAACTTCTGCTGATAGATACGTTTCTTTAGAGGCAGCAAGTTATCAAAAATCAACAGGCACATATTCAGGTGGAATTGATTTAGCTTTAAATCCCTTAGGCGGCAACGTAGGTATAGGTACTGATAGTCCGGAGGTGGCTTTGCAAATTTTATCACAAGCAGGAACTAATGTATATGATGCAGAACTTTCTATTATTGATACAAGACCACTTGCTGCAAACACAGGGGGTGGTATTAAGTTTGGTGGGGTTTATAATGATTCTGGAAATAAATCTTCAGATTTTGCATTTATTAGAGCATTAAAAGAAACTTCAGGGAATGATTATTCTTATGCTATGGCTTTAGGAGTAAGAAGGCACAATCAAGTCCCTGTTGAAAGAATTAGAATTTCCTCTGTTGGAGATGTATCTTTTAGAGATGATTCAGCAAACCAAGCCTTTTACTGGGACGCTTCTACTGCAAGGTTGGGTATAGGTACGACAAGTCCGAGTGCTAAATTGCACTTGTCTGATTCAAATGATATTGCTTTTAGAATTGTAAGAGTTGGCGTAAGAGAAGTTCAAATTAATAGTAATGGAACTATTCTTGCTGGTAGTGATTCTTTAAAATTAAAATCTTCAAGTTCTACTATAAACTTTTTTACTGCAAACGTAGAACGTATGCGTTTAGAAAACGACGGAGACCTTCACGTGGACGGAGACGTTATTGCATACTCAACTACTATTTCAGATAAAAGGTTAAAAGACGACGTACAAACCATAGATAACGCTTTAGATAAGGTTTCTAATCTTAGAGGTGTATCATATACTTGGAATAACGGAAACCGTAAAGGACAAAAAGATTTAGGTCTTAT